CAACACGCTTGTTGAATTTTTCCATTTCATCAGATGTGGGTGCGCCAGCTCTGTTTGGAGAAACCTTGCCAGTTGGTCCTGGTAGTGGTGGCATCTCTGGCTTCTCTGCTGGAATGTCTGCTCCGGGCTTGGTTGATGTTAGGTCTTTTACCATTCTACTCATTGCATCTGATCCACTGTCTTTGGCAGTATCAGTGGATGTTGCTGAAGATTTTTGTTTTTGTTTTTGTTTTTGTTTTGGCTGCTTGTTGTTCACTGGTGGTGCAGACGATTTGCTTGAGCTAGAATCAGCACTAGAACTTGCACGTGGTGTTGACACTGCATCTGAATCTGCGCCCGAGCTTGCGGCAGCAGGGAAATGCTGATCTAGTCTATCGCGAATGTATTTGATGTATGCAGGTTGTTGCATGTTGTTCATGTTCATTAGATCACGAATCAATGCATCAACATCGGCCTGGAAGTCTTTGACCGCGGCTTTTTGCTCTGCTGGGCTAGATGCGCCACCAGACATGCCACCTGCTCCTGATTCTTGTCCAGCTATAGAGTTAGGCAATGGTTGTTGTCCATTAGCTTTTCGAAATGCGTTTACTTGGTCTAGTTCTTGTTGAGTTATTTTTGGACCACCCTGGAGTGCAGCAGTAGCTCGTTGCATTACATCAGTAAAGCCACGCTGACTATCAATATCCGGGCCGCTGTTAGATGCGGCACCTGTACCCATGCCACCTGCGGCTCCTGCTTCAGCACCGCCGGACATTCCAACAGGTGCCGGGAAGTTAAGTTGTTGATATAGCGAAGTCACAATCTCTTGTGGTACTTTCTGGTCGCTTACCAGCCACTGTGCAATAGCATCACTGTCGTTGCCGATGTCTGCGTCCTGTAGTCTACGCTTGGCACGATTGGCTTCAAACTTGGTTGTGGCACTTTTCCACTTACCACTCAACCAATTACCGGCACGTTTTAGGCCGCCTTCAATCTTGTCCATGATGCCACCGCCTACTTTACCCTTGTGCTTGGTATCGTATGTGCCGCTTGGATCTGCTGCCAGATGTGGCATAGTATTGCCTTTGCCTGGCTTCTCTCCAGGCAGGTCTGAGAATGCTTCTGAAAGAACTTTATGATGTATCTGTTCAATGTTGTATAGCACCACATTGACGCCATCTTCAGTAAGTGCTACGCTTCTGTTGCGCTTGCGTCCAAGACTTTCGTTCAGTGCCCATTTGCGAACCGTGGTCTCTTTGTCTACCATTTCTTTCAGTGGTAAACAATACACAGTATAACCAATCGCAGAAAGAATGCTCTCTCTTACAAAGTTTGGATTCATGCTCTGCGCCGCAGTACGATTCAATCCAAGGAAATCGGGATTGCTTCCAAAGGGATTGGATGCACCAGTGTTTGCTGGAAGTTTAAGTTCGGTGCCTAACGGAACATTGTGTACATTCTGTATTCCAGGATTTAATTTTGCAATGTCTGGAACTGTTGTGCCATTTGCTTTGGCAATTTGACTTAGTGTATCTCCTTTTGCTATCGTATGAGTGGCAATATCTGGTGTAATCGGAGGTGGGTTGCCTGGGCCTGGAGGATCATACACTGGGTCGTGGTATCCAGGGCCAGTGGTGGGACCAGTAGTGGGGGTGTCTGTTGGATTAAAAGGATTGTGAATATTCTGTGCAGCATGCACGGCATTGGTTGCCAGTGCCTTGGCACCCATAACAGCTGATGTCTTACCAAACTGTCCAAGTCCTTGTCCTACTGCGCTAGAAAACTCTTTGCCTTGTACCAGTGCATCGATACCTTTCATAGCACCAAGGATAGCAGGTACTGCAAGTCCCCCGCTCATCAAGCCGCCGACCACAGCGGCCGCATTCCAGAAGAACTTGCTGGTCTGTGGATACTTCTGTACCAACTGACGATATCTATCAATGTTGCGTAGTACAGCGGCACCGCCTTCGCTTTTTCCTAGTTTTGCTGCCGCACTATTTTTTAGATCTGCCCAGGTATCATCAACACCTTGAACTATGGTGGTATCTTTTAGCCACTTTCCTAGCCCAGAAATTTTTGCACCCACGGCGCCAACTGCATCTGCGCCTTTGCCTAGTAGAGTTCTGTTCTTTCCACCAGCGGTCATCTGCTGTTCAATACCTGTAAACAGGTCATGCACTTGATCAGCGCCTAGTGCTTTGCCTTCCATCAGAAGGTTGATTTCTTGTGCCAGTTGCTTGGTTTCGAGAAACAGTGGATGCTTGTCTATGCCGCTTTTGTAAACATATTCTTTTGTGGCGAAGTAGGTTGATTTCATTTAATTCTCCGAATTCCTCTAATAAATTTCAGTGGATCTTGGGCTCGGATACTGTTGATCAAACGGCGTTCTAGTTCAGCGGCTTCTTCTTCGCCGTAACTTTCGCGAATAGTAGCAACTAGATTGATTGCACCTTGTATTACATGGCCAGCACGGCTTTCGATCAGCAGTGCCTTGTCTTTCCTGCCAAGATGCTCGTCTAACTCATCTAAGATACTTTTTGTTCGTTTAAGCAAAATATCTGCTCCAGATTTTAGTATATTTAGTCAGAGTTGGGCCCTAGTGTGATTCTGGATCACACGCTGTTTGCTTTGATACCTGCAAGCATGCTCTTTAGTTTGCTGCCGTTTACATCAGCTTTTACTGGCATCACAGTCACTTCACCAGTGCTAGAATCAACATGTTCCGCAGGCGTCATGCGACTGGTGCTCTTGATTTGGCTCATGATACTGCTGGTGCTCTGATGATTGCTACCGCTGTCTTCCCCAGAGTCTGTGATACGCATGGTTTCAACATTGTAGTCTAGATCCACTTTCATGCCCACGCCTGTACTAGAGCGCGATTTCATACACTGTATTTGATAACGTCCACGCTCACGCATGGCCCTAGAAGTAAAGATACCAAACACGTTGTCTGCTGTGTTGATCTTACTAATACCACCGGAAATATGACTATGGTCAAACTCAACTTCATCCACAGCACCGCGGTTCAACTGTGAAGCAGTGACCATGAGCATGCCCAGTTCTTTGGCCAGGTTACGTAGTTCTTCACTCACATACTTGTCCTTCACAAACAGGTCGTTGGGACTGACTTTGGCACTCACTGGCATCAACAGATCCAGATAGTCAATCATGATAAAGTCCACTCGGCGTCCTGTTTGAATCTGATACTCTTTCAAGAAACTGCGTATGTCGTTGATGTTGCTCTGTGCCGGCAATCCTTTGACCTGGTACGTGCCAGACTTCTTGCCCACCATCTTGACCTTGAGTGTGGCAGTGTCAATGTCCTTGCGAATGTCCTTGGTGCTCATGCTACTCAGCATGGCATCTGTACGCAAGCTGGTGAGCTCTTCACTCAATTCCAGTGTTATGTACACCCCGTGGAGTCCTGTTTGCACCCAGTTCAGCGCAATGTTCATCATGACTAAACTTTTACCCGACCCAGAGCCGCCCGCAAAGATGTTGAGTTCACCTCGACTGAATCCACCATACAAGATCTTGTCCAGCTGCGGCCACCCTGTGCTTACTTGCCCGCCTGAATTAAAATACCGGTTGATACGTGCCGCAGGATCTGCAAAGTAGTCTGTGCCCAGGTCCTTGGTCAAGCTGATCTGCACAGCATCCTTGATCAGTTTTTCTACAGGTTCAAACTCACCTTTTTCCAGCAGATCTGCACTTTTAAGAATAGCACGTTCTAGTTCTTTACGTCTTGTGAAATTTTCAAACTCCTCCATGAACCATTCTTGATGTCCATCATTCATGTCGGGCATGGGTTTTAGATCCACGCCACAGGTGGCCTTGATCTGTTCCAGTGTGGGCAGTGTCCTGTGTTTGTCGCTGTGCTCTTTCAAGAACTTGGCTGCACTGCGTAGGCTACGATCAAAGTTTTCTTCGTTGTAGATGTTCTGCACACGCACATAGCTCTGTGCATCATGCAACATCATCTCAAGAAACAGTCGTTGGAAATCTGCGTTATAGTCTTTTGTCATAGTCAATTATATAGTTTCTTTCGTAAGAGTTCAATCTTTAACCCACTCGACTGGCGGCCATCCAGTATGCTTTTTAGCACAAACAGCCTGCCATACCGTGACACTGCTTCGCCTGCATCTTTACAGGTTTCACGCCACACAGGAAAACTCACAGTCCAGTCGTTCTCCAGTGCTGAATCAATCATCTTTTGTCCTGCTTCGTCCCAGTCAGGTAACACAATTACCTCACGCTTGAGACTGTTGACAATGTCCACTTGTTCATCGCTGATTTCATTGCCTAGTATAGCAATACCATCCACGGCCATGGCATCAAATGGCCCTTCTGTGACAATCACAACAGCAGATGTGTGCTTTTGTTTGTCCACGTTAAACACATAGTTAGGCTCATGACTGTTAAAATACTTGGGCTTGATATCTGTATCAATTGCTCTACCAGTGTAACCAATGATTTCACCTTTCCAGCTAAACGGAACAATCACACGACGATGCATATTGTGTGCTGTATCTTCTGTCACATAAAACTCATAGCGATCTATCAAGGTTCGATCACGTTCGTTGATATATACCACGCCATCATTTAGGCTGCGTGGCACCACAAATGTTTTGTCAGTAAGTGCAAGGAACGTGCGCCAGTGTGCAAAGCTGGTGCAGTCAGGTGGCAGGTCTCTTGGTGCGAAAGTAGTTTCTTGTACTTTCTTTTCCACTGCTTCAGGTGGCGCAATCATGTCCCGCAGTCGCAGGGCTTCTATGTTTAGTCGCTGTATGGTGCTGTCGCTTGCACCTAGCCATTCTAACAACTGCTTGAAACGGAATCCTAGCAGTCGTCCAGGACGATAGCTGGTCTTAAAATGGCAGTTGAAACAGTGATAGCTGACCACACCATCTGCACCTGCGGCAATGCCGCCGCGCCCACGTCGATCTGCACTCTCGCCACGATGCACACAACAAGGAGCATTAAAGCTGGTCCATTTGTTGTTCTGTCTGCGTTTGGCGGGAAGTAGAGTAAGAACTTCTCTTTGTACAGTATCTAGCATTCAGCTATTATATATTGTTAAACTGCATTGGTCGATCACTTTCCATTTCTAACGTGGTGATTTTTGATCACTAAATAGAACTGATGAGCACCAAATTACCCAAACCAGAACTAAGCGAATACTATCGTCAACTACTCGACAGCTACCCATTCATAAGCTATATTGGCTACGGAGGCAACGAGTATATTGGCATCATACAGAATGTTGACGACTTTATTACCAGTGTGTATGATTTTGGCGCCCTGCGTACTGATGATGAAAAAACACATTTCTTGATACTAGGCGAAAGCTGGTGGTGGGAAAGTAATCGTACCATACCTATCAATGTATTTCTAAGGCAAGAGTGGACACCGTTCCGCCACAGTCTCAAAACACTCAACAGCAAAGATGTTGAAATTAAATTTGGTCCTTATGTTAGTCTAAAAGAAATTGCAGCAAAGAAAAGCAAACGCAGATCAATCACACTGGTACGCAAGTTACCTTAACTGTAGCCTTGGCTTAGGCCTTCACAAATCAAATTCATGTTCACTACCACTAGGTGTGCATAGGCCACACCATGCGCTTTCTTGAAATAATAGCTGTCGTCCTCAGGCTTTTGCCAGACTGTTTCTGCTACAGTTTGCCAGGCCTCCCCAATCAAGTGACGTTTGGCTGGACGTATAATTGCCAAGAACATGGCCAACCGTGGTATACTATCCACAGGCTCTGACATCTTTTTTAGCACGTTCCAGTGATTGTTCACATGGATCAGTTGTGCCCATAGTTCTTGATTGTCATTGAATATGTCCCAGAGTGGTTCTGTGTTCATTAGATTCAGTAGATGCTCTTCATTTTGCACCTTCTCATATAACCCAACATTAAGAAAGTCCAGCTTCATATAGCCACGAGCTTCTGCTGTCTTGTAGTCCAGGCTTGCCACGCCCAGGAATGGATCTTGGGGCACATTGGTCACATACACACCTGTATTGTGTGGCACCAGTTTATCGTCGCGCACAATGCCTGCAGGAATATGTTTGATCAGTTTGAGGATCGCTGTACGATCAGCAAAGTCAATATCAATGTCTGACCGGAATTTCATAGCCCTGCTTCCTTTAAGATGTGCTTGCACCATTCTGTATCTGCCATGTAATCAGCAAATTTCTTTTGCCATGTGTCTGGATCAATATAGGGCATGATCATGGCCACTTGATCTTCCTGTAGTTTGTCCAGGAACTCCACACCTGTTGCACAGTTGTATACAACCCAAGCACTAATACGACCGGTAGTGATATGATGGCAAACACGATTGCTATTGCCATACCTAAAGTAGTCAAGGAACCCGTTCTTGAGTTCTGGGTGTGTATCCGCATAGTCTGTCATTTCCTTCAGAGCACGTTCCAGTGCATCCTGTACGCTTTCTTTACGTAGGTATTCAATCAACCATTCTTCATAGTAGGAATCCTTGCACCATTGGTCCAGCTTCTTGTTGTTCTTTAGGAGCCAGCTACTAAAACTGCTACTATTGACAGCCCGTATAGATACCAAATATTTGCCGTAACAAACGAAAGCATTATAATAAGGACTAGAGACAAAATCTTCATAACTTTTCAGCCGTGCGCTGCCTTGTGTGGTTTCATAAAATTGCAAATAAGATCTGAGTCCCAGTTGCACACCTGTTTCTTTCTCCTGCTGCCACCGACGTTTTTGCTCGCACAGATGTACTGCCAGGGTAGACTCCTTGCGGAAATCTTTCTCGCAGTATTTGCATTTATAGCTCTGCTTTGATTCGCTTGTCGTCCCATCCATGTTCTCTTGCCAGTCGCTTAAGATCGTCTTTAGTATTGAGTTGTCCGAGTAATTCAAGTTCATCTTCTTTTGCTGTTGGGTACATCTGTCTTAGAAACTTCATGGTCTTGTTGTCACTGCCGCCTCGCTTGGGTCCAGCAATCCAAGGATGCTTGAATGTGCCTATGCCTGGACTCACTGTGGTGGCCAACAGCCATTGTAGTTTAGGATGTCTTGCTAGGTCAAAGAAGTTGGTATTCAGTCTTTCATTCAAGCTCATCACATAGTATCCTTGTATGTTTGAGTCTGCTTGCACACTGCTACCCCAACGCAACATCAGATACAGGCTGAACTTTTTCTTTTCTTCGTCTGTGAGCTCATCGTAGAACTTTCGGTTCTTGCGATCCAGCTGTGTCATTTCGTTGTTGATGTTTAGTTTATCGCTCATACCGGATGCCATTTTGGGTCATTGTCAGGTGTGTGATCACGAGATAGTTCATAGAGCATTTTAGCACAATCCAGTGCATCCTGTAAAGAGGGATTGGTTTTAGCAGCCTCGTTCATGGCAACTAATTCAGCCACTTCGCTTATAGGACGTCCCAGGAAGGTTGTTTCGCCTGGATAGTCACGACCAATTTCAAAACGATCTCCCGGATGTGCGCCCTGCTCTCTTGCATAGGTCACGCCCATGGCCTTTTCGTATATGTAGGTTGCACCTGGTTTGAGTCTACCCATGGTCCGTTCCTTTAGATTGTCTTACAAAAGGAGGAACCTTGCTCATGAACTGCAAATGCTCTTTGCTGTAGTAGGGAAAACAAGGAGGCAGGCCAAGGAAACTTCTTTTGATATCTACCAACAAGATTACACGACGATGATCTGTGTGGTTATGAGCACTGTGCGTGTATTGATTATTGAACCCAAATGGTTCGCTCCAGTCTATTTCTTCTCCGTTGACTTCAAAGAATACATCACCGTCGGGCACGATAAGGGGAACATGTACACGAAGATATTCTCCGGTGCGATTCTCAGGTCCTGTGTGCCTGCTGATCACTGTGTTGGGTTCCATGATGCTATAGGAAAAATGTCCTATCTGATCTTCTAGTTCTTGCATTATCTTCTTTGCAGTTGGAAACTTTTCCAGGTGTTCAGAATTTACATAAAAAGGACCGCCAGGAAAATCCTCGTATCGGAACCAACTGACTTTCCATGCATCTGGGTAGGTAAGTCTTTCGTTGATGTCTCCACCAAAATTATTTACATGTACTCCCTTGAGTTCTTGATCCAGATCAAACCAGTTATCGTGTACCGCTAGGAAATCTTTTATCAGATCATCGGTGTAGGACACCAGATGCTCTACGTAGGGTATCTCGTGACGTCGATAAATTGCTGGACTAGGGGCTTGCATTTTACCAGGCCTTTGAGTAGTCAACGACCTCGCTTTGTCTGCTCACGTCTTTGATAAAGTATGCACACAGAGGTTCACTGCCGTTGCTGAGTGGCACTGCCAACATCTGTCCAGGTTTTAGTTTGGGGAAATACCATTTCACATCCTGATAGATATCTATAATTTCAATTTGTTGGAATGTAGGTCTAAAGCTCTTCATAGGATTAAATGTAAACACACTGAAGCCGCGATCGTTTATGCTGGTGAGTGGTACAACTTCTAGATCACCAAGATCAGGTTCTCCAATCAGCACTTGCCAATCCACAGGCATCATTATTTGTTCGTTGCCTATACGTAGTACCAGTGCAGGACTATTAAAACTCTCAAGAAAGATAAGGGGTATAAAAAAGTAATCTGGTTCTTTGGGGTCGCTGTTGTCAAATACACAGAAACGTAGATCATCAATCTCGTCCGGAATATCATTCATTTCAAATGCGGTATTTTCTAGGGTTAGTATTCTCATTGCCACTCTGCTTTCTCGATTGTGAAGGGGTACGAAGCCTCCTTATAGAATTGTTTACGTTTGGTTAGGTGCCGTTTGGCAAATTTACATGTGGATGTTATGTCCCAGATTTGAACAAAGTCTTTGTCTTCCGCCTTGCGAACACCACGTCCAATTGATTGTATGACTCGAACGAAGCTCTTGCCGGGTTCAATAAGTACAAGATTGAAAATCCTAGGAATATTAATACCAACAGCGGCAACACCGTAAGTAGCAATAATAACCTTGCCATCGCTCGTGGCAATGTCATCGTACTCGTCCTGCCGATCGGTAGCCTTGGTTGCCCCTGATACAAAGACCGCATCTTTAATCCTTGACTCTAGTTCTTTACCAGCTGCTACCCTGTCTACCAAGATTAGTGTATTGCCGGTATCGCGCACACGCTCTGCTAACTTACTTATGTAGTCTAGCCGGCCTTCGGTCTCAAATAGATACTTGAGTTCACTTTGGTAGTTGCTGTACTCCACGTGGTCAATCATCTGCACTACGTTAACATGACAGCGACTTAGGTGGCCTGCTTCTTGCAGTGTACTTGCTGTTAGTTTCCCCACAACATCGCCTAGCGAACACTTGATGCTGACCCACTCATAATCTTCTTTGGGGATAGTGCCTGTGAGTCCCCAGCGTAGCGGTATCCGAGCAAACACACTTGTCAATAGGGTCTTGAGTGCGTCTGCTTTGGCCATGTGTACTTCATCCACAATAACACACACCACACCTTCAATAAACTCACCTATTGTGATATCTGCCACACCATTCTTGGTGTCCTTGAGCAGGTTGTTCAAGCTCTGCCATGTGCAAATAGTATGTGTGCGACCATATTCTTTGTCGTCACCAAAGTAAACACCAACATCAAGACCCATGTTCTTGTAGTCCTTGTGTGTTTGTGTCACTAGGCTTTTGTTTGGAACAATCACAATGCTCCTACCATACTTGCTCACAGCATCTGATAGTGCGGCTGTGATAACTGTTTTACCTGCACCAGTGGCAACTTCCTGTACGCTTTGCGGATTCTCAAAGAACTTGTTTATGATCTCAGGCTGATAGTCACGCAGTTCCATTGGCGTGCCTTCTTTGGGATGCCCCTTGGGCCACATGATGTGGCTGTAGCTGTGCTCGGTCACAGGAGTAAACTCAAACGTGGTCTTGTATTCTCGGGTGTCGTCTATTTCGATCTCATACCCTTTGTCTGCTAGGTAGACCAGGATCTCGGGCAGCAGGTTGATGTATGTGCTACCACTCAGTTGGAAGAAGCTGACCTTACCGTCCCAGCGGCCAAGACGAACGCTAGGCTGATACCTAGCGCCGGGAATCTCGTACTTGTATTTCTTTACCAGAGCTGTTCGGTCCGATAAATCAAGTCCTTCAATTTTTACGTTAACTTCATCTTTGATTATTAGTTTTGCAAACATGTGTGTATATTAACATACTTCGTAGTCATAATGCAACATCTACGAGCTTAATTTCATTGCAGAATAGAATATTTTTTCTGCTCTACTGACCATGATCTGTTTGTCGGTTCCTACCATCATACCAACGTGGCTGACCAGTAGTGGAATCTTGTCCAGTGTTCGTATACCGGTGTTGGTATAAATCAATCGAGTGCCTGGTTCAATATTTACTTCTTTTTTACCATGTTTTCTGACCAGTATTTCTTCTGGTTTGAAATATTTTGCCCATTCTTCTAGAGAAGTATCCAGTGTAGGATCAAATACCACAATAGGCCACCGTTGCGATATCATTGCATAGTCAACTATGCGCTCAACTGTGTCTTCAGCATGGTTCAAATTGTATTCCCTATGCATGGTCATTAATGTATTCTTTGCGCCAATCTGTTGTTCTAGTTTTCCAATCAAGCTGTCTTTCACAGTGAATCCGCACACTTGCGAAATGTCAACAAGACGCAACAGGTTCTCTTGATCAAAGCCACCTTGGTGTTCTTCTATGTAGTTAATTAGGCTCAACGGTGCGTTGGATATGGCCAGGCCTGTGTCTGTTGCATGCAGTTCAATTTTGAAATTTTCTTTCTCGCACTCAAGTATCCTGTCCATGAAGGAATTTACTTCGGGTGAAATGTCAAATTGATTTGCTTTTGCAAACTCGTAGACCCAGTTCACATTGTATTCAGTCAGTGCTACCTTCCATACCTTGTGATCTCTATCAAACATGGTACTGCCTTGGCCATCCTTTGATGCTGTCTTGATCTGTTCAATCACTTTGAGATCGTAGGGAAACTTAAGATGTAGTTCACCGTTTTCAAATACCACTGCACGAGTACGGTCAATGATACGCAGAGCTTTCCTGTACTTGGCAGGTGATACATTCTCAACTGCAATGCCGTGTGTTGCCAACTGCCTGGTGTACTTGAGTATGAGTTTTACTGCAAGTTCAGCCTGACGATCTGTAAGAGCAGTGCCGCCTAGGGTCGCATCCGTTACACTGTCAAGGAAACTGTTGTCATATCTTGCTAGGTTAATGATAGGAGAAAAGTGCCAGCCGAACATGGTGCTCATAGACAATTTGCTGGCGCCAGGCAAGGCTTTCTTGCCTGCAATCACTTCAAGGTAATCTTCAACGTAAGGATAAGAGATCATGATATTAGTGTAACACGCACACTTGACAAAGTCAAAAAAAACCCTGCCGTTTTACGTGCAGGGTTGAAAGTAGACTATGGAAAGGAGCTAACAAACCACAGCCATCAAACAGGACGTAGCCTGTCTAATTCTTTTATGCAACCTTCATGCATGTTGTACGAGCCATCTTCTCCCATGTGTTAGGAAAGCTCTTGTACAACTGAGCAATCTTGATTGCCATACGCAAGCTCATCTCGCGCAGGGCATTCTTGTTGACGTCCATGAAATCAATGATCATGTCGCTACCAACATCGCTGATGTCCATGTCTTCAAACAGGGCACCTGTCTTGGCAATCTGCTTGATACGCAACACTTTGTCACGCATGGTGTCCAGGGTCAAGTCAAGATAGTGACAACGGCTCTGCAATGCATCCAAGTGATCACGCAACTTCTGTGACTTCATTGTGTCAAACTTCAAGTTAGTGATAAAGATCACACTGCCACGGAACTCAAAACTGTCTGGAATGCCTTCACGGCGCAGAGCAGAGCTCTCAGACAACCAAGAAATCTTGCGCTTCTTGCCTGAGTCCAATGCACCTTTCAGCAAGTTCAAAGAAATGTCATCTAACAAAATGCTGTCACAGTCATCAAACACAACCACGCAATTCTCGTCCGAGTACTTGTACAGAGTCTGATACAAGCCGATAGGAGTAGCGGCACCTTTCACAACTTCTGCCTTGAGCTTGCGTCCAGCAACCATGTCAAACAAAGTGGCCTTTTCAATCTCAAGTTCAACACCAAAGCTCTTGCCAACTCCAGGAGGGCCGCTCACAATCATTGCGCGGATGTCACCGTTCACAGCGGCCTTGGTCATCTCTGTCAGCATCTCAAAACGCTCGCCAATTTCTTGGATGCGCTCTTCATCGGATTGTGCGGCTTGCACAACTGCTTGCACGTCAGCGTCCAGTGCTGTTACAACACCGTCAAAGTCTCCTTCGCTGACAAATTCATAAGCAGTCATACCATCAACCTTGACACGGATGTCTTCTGGGAAGCCAGGAAATTTGCCACCGTTCTTCACGGTAACATAGCCACCTTTGGTAGTTTGTTTGTATTGCTCAACCAGCTGGAACACTTGACCGCTCACGTCTGTTGTACGATAAGCGCCAGCTTTAACACGGATGAAAGTTTGTGACATTTAAGAGCTCCTTTTTTATGTCGAATTAATTAACTAACAAAACATAGTATAGCAAAAATGGGCATTTGGGTCAACCGTTTTTTATTCTTTTTGCAATGTTGCTTTTTTGCAACACGGGTTGATTTGCCTACTTTTGCAACATCATGTCATTATTATAGCAAAATGGGTCATTTGGGTCAAGTGTTTTGATCCCAAAAAGTGTTGTTTTTTTGCTACTTTTTGGGCTGTAAAACCTAGTACTTTTGTTTAGTCTGCACGTGAGCCCATGTAAGCATCAAGGCCATGCTCACGTAGTACTTTTGCATAGGCTTCTGCACCTGTTTCTTTGATGTCCATGCTCTGCGTGAAGCTACCGCCGGGGTTCCACAGGCTCAAGCCGCCACCGTATGCGGGCTTGAAACCCACGCTCTTGAGAGCCCGTCCTACTTTAGTATTACCTTTTTCACGCACCACAACCCAGGCAAAACCACAGTAGCCGGGCTCACCGTGGCGGGCACGGAATTCAGCTTCTGCTCGTTGTGCGGCGGCGGTAGCAGTATTGTGTTCGGATTCAATATTGTCTGGTGCAAGCATTTGGGGCTCCTTTTGTTTAACTTAGCCTCTAGTATAGCAAAACGGGAATAAACGGTCAACCGTTTTTTCTGTTGTTTTTTTGCAACTTTTTGTTGTAGTCAACTGTGGTTTCTAGTAGCTCAAAAGGTAGCCCTGCCCGTTGTGCATACTGCACAAAAGCCTCTGTGTCCTTGGGAAAACAGTGTCCGCCAAAGCCACGATTGCCATCGGGACCGGGTACCTGCATGTGACTGGAGCCAATGCGCGGATCCATGGCCAACAAGGTCTGCATCTCATTGTAGTTCACTCCGTTGACCTGGCACAGATCATACACATGATTAAAGAATGCGACCTTGGTAGCAAGGAATGTGTTCTCACAATACTTGACCATGCTGGCAGTGGTCATGTCAGTGGACATGTACTGTTCACAATGTGGAAGGCAGGGTTGGAACACTGATTGCCAGAACTTGGTATCACCGTCGCCCAGTATCATGTAGGTTTGATTTAGAAAGTCCTGTGTGGCACTGACCGCACGTAGGAACTCTGGACTGTAGGTAAGTTTAAGCCTTGCAAATCTGCGCTGAAGTTGGATCAACTGGTCGGGCGGCACTGTGCTCTTGATCATCACACGCTTGTGGTTTGGTATTTCAGACAGCACAGACATGACCTGTGAAAGATCACAGTCACCATTGTCTGCACTGGGTGTACCCACGCACACAATCACACCATCTAGATCCTCATGATTGGCAATTTGTGTTCGATTAAAACGTGGATCCACAATCACCAGCTCGTGATGACCACTCAGCGCATGAGCAACTGCTGTACCAACAAAGCCGTAGCCAGCAATGATTATTTTCATTTTGTCTCGTGTTGTTTAGTTAATTCGCACAGCAATAGAAAGTGTTCATAGGCCTGGCGCACACTGTCATTCTGCAAGAGCTCTTCTGCTTCCTGTGCCATGGCCTTGACTCCTTCCTCGGCTGCTTCACGATATGAACAAAACTCCAGTGCATAGGATT